ATGAAAATTGCAATTTCTAGTGATAACCATTTAGATGTAAATCGACAAGATCCTGATGAAATTATGATATTTCAACACAAACATTTATATATCAAGGATTTATTAAATAAGCACTTAAAAAGTGCATACTTTTTGCATACTAAGAAAGTTTAAGAAGAATGTTAGCAAAAAAAGACACCTTGCCTCTACCATATATAATAGTAGAAACAAGGTGTCTTATGTTTTCTAAGAATAATAAAAAATTTATTCAAATTTCCCCCAAGTACTTGTACGCTTACCGCCAGAACTTTCACCAGTAGGTAGATAGCCAAATTGGCCGTTTCCACGAGGTTGTCTGATCCACACATATCCACCAGAGTGGCAGAATGCATCGTACTTAACAACTGAGCCTTTAGGCAGAACTCCAATCTTAGATGAATTTGTAGTAGCTCCCCAACGTAATACGATACCTTCGTCAACTGTTACCGTAAATTTTCCTTTCTCGAAATACCAACATACACCTAAGTCGTCGTAAAATGATTTAGGTGTGCCTTGTGGCTTTACAACTGGTTTAGATGCTTCTGCTTTAACTTCGCTAGGATTAAATAATTTAATTGCGTTGTCTGTTAAAGTGATAGATCCATCTACTTTATATCCTAGTAAGTTATCTGTATGTTGCCAACAATCAACATAGTTAGCACTAGGGAAATAATTAAAGTCTGGCACTCTTGGCCCTGGTTGGTCTCCTAGTGGATATGCTGCTAACCAGAAGAAATTAGCGTACTTGTGAATTTCTTCAAGATTAAATTGTGGTAGCAAAAATTTATATGTGTAGAAACCTGTATGATATCCAGCGTTTCTTAAAGTTTGTAGGAAAGCAATCACTGAACTTGTTGGCATACCTTTAATTTCAGCATCTAAAATAAGTAAAGTTCCTGGTTGAACATTAGCATAACGCTTAGCATTAGCAATAAAGTAGTTAGCTTCTGCCACTGCTGCACTATCATTATAAAAGCGTCCAAAGTGATAGAATGCAAAACCATTTACTCCACCGCCAACACTACGGTCGATTAAGCTTCTGATACATGGATTTACATAGTTAGTGTTTTCTGAAATCTTAACAATCGCTTTAGTAGCTCCAATGTTCTTATAGTCTTGAACTGTTAAGCCTGCTTGAAAACTTGCTAAATCAATAACTGTTTCTCTATTTGTCATTGCTTGTTTCCTCCTTAGTATTTACTGTTGGTGTTAAATCTGATTTTTCATAAGCAGATTGAACGGCGGTGTGAATTGTTTGTGAGTCTAGTTTGTAGCCTTGTTTCTTCATGACGTCATTTACAATCATACTTGCTTCATCGAACTTTTCTCCGCCTGTCTTATCTTGACTAACAAGGCTAGTAACTGCCATATCTGCCACTTGCTCTAGTAAAGTCCACAATGCTCGTGATTGTTCAGTGGATGCATGTTCAGCCTTATTATCCAAGACTGGCTTGAGTTGCTTGAGTAAAAAAATAGCCAGTACAGATAAAAGCCCTGTCTGTACTAGCCATTCGATAATATCATTGATAACTTTCATTTTTTATCACGCTCCAAATTTTGAATTCGATTTTTATGATCAATCAATTCATCGTGGTGTTTATCAACTTCATCTCTTAATTCCTTTAAGCTTTTATGTTGCTCTTCGAAATTGTTATTGAGTTGTCTAATCGTATTCGTCAACTCTTTAAATTGTTGTTGTAGTGGAAATGTTCCTACACTAATTGCATTGTTTAGAACTTTAGCACCATGTCTAATCAACCAATAAACCCCACTAAAAAGGACAGAAAGTATTGCCACAATAGATGCAATTTCTGCCCATGAATATCCTAGTAATGAATGCACATATATTCACTTCCTTATTTTATTTTCTATACTATTTAAATAATACCCAAGATCGCTAAATAATCTTGCATCCAACTTAGCATTTTTCTTATATTTATATTTAGATTCAAATTTTGATTTAAATTCTCGTGTATACTTCTTAACAAGAATATCATTCGAATATTGATCTATATACTCAAGATTATCCAAGACACTTCTTATAATATTTTCTCTTTTATCATCAATTCTATTAATCCCATCAATGTTTTTATTTTCTAAACTTTTATAAAATTTAAGATCCTCATATGAACTTTTTGCCAATCTGGCATTCACTTTCTTTTCGATACGATCTTTGATTTCACTTCGTATTAAAAATAGAAAAGTGCAAAATGTTCCTAATTGAGTACTTATTGAAATAAATTCTTTTATTTGACTAAAACTTCTATGTTTATCATAGAAGAATCCTATACAAAATCCAATAATTAATCCAACTGCATATATGGAAACCCATAATACTATGTCTAAATCTATTTTATTCTTAATTATAATTAAATATTTCTTCATTCCGTACTCTCCTCAAGTTAAAATTAACTCAAAAATTATACTCTATTTTCAGAAGAAATTCTACCTCCCACCCACCGCTAAATTTAAACGTTAATTTCTATTTTAGATTTTCCTTTCTGTTTATTATCTACCTTCCTTCTTTTATTGATTTACTTTCTTGCTTATTTTTTAAATGTTTCAAAATATGACAAATTATCACTCATGCTTTGCTCGATTAAATTCTGCATAGCTTTAGCCATGCCTGAATAAACTGGGCCTGTTGGATGACCGCCTTGCATATGATTTAGATAATAATCTGAAGAGAAAAACGGTTCTGTTTGTTGATCTATAACTGGAATACTAAAATGAGTAGCAAGTTTTTTAATTGCGTCATTATATTTGTCAGTTAAATCGCTTTTATATGCAATAGTAGAGATAACAATTTTACTGCCTGGAGCTTTAGACTTAATAGCATTAATAATCTTACTGTAGTTCCCATAGAATGTATCACCTTGAGTTGATATATCTGATGTAGTACCTAAGTAAGCTTCTTTTCCTCTAGAATAATCATTAATTCCTAGTGCCAGTATGTATAAGTCACATATATCACTAGAATTTAATAATGATAGTCCATGCTCGTTAGTTAACCATGTTTGTGTGGTTAAACCACCTTTAGAAAAGTTAGTAACTTTAATTCCATTTTTTCTACCTAAAATTTGTCCCCAACTGATTTCATAATGATCAACATAATTTCCATCAAAAACCAGTTCACCACTCGCATAAGAATCACCAATAACTCCGATAGATGAAAACATAGAGATATCAGCTAAATTTTCTTCTTTGCTTTTAGTTATAAAAATTGGACTATATTCAGTGCTTACATCTGTACTGATTACATATAGTCCATTTTGCAAAATTTCAAAACTATATTGTCTTTGATTTGAATCTTCTGAAACTAATACTGGAGTATAGGTATTTTCTTCCGGATTGAACAAAGCAATTAAAGCAACATTTGTCAAATAACCTTTAGCTGTAAAATTAAGTACATCACCACGTTGCAACTTTATTGGCATAGAAACTTTAAATGAATCTGATGAAGAATAATTCCCTTTGCCAGATACAAAGTTTCCATGTATCCAATCTACTTTCAAATTTGGTGCTAATCTATCACTCTTCAATGTAATTTCATCAAACAGTGAAGATGTAATAAAAGCACTATGCTCGTATTGTTCGTTGTAACTGATGACAACTGTTACATCTTCCCTAGCCTGGTAACTGTACTTTCTATTTACAGAATCAATAGATTTAATTAAAGGAACATAGGAACTATTTTCTTTCTTGGCAACAATTGCTACATTTGTTAAATATCCACTTGCTTGAACATACAATGTTTCTCCAGCTAATAACGATATTTCTTTACTTATAGAAAAACCACTTGCACTAGCTACATTGCCAGATGCTGAAATGTATTTACCACTCTCGTTAGCTACAATAGTTACAGTTTTAGTTAATTTACTTAAATCTAATTGTTCTGACAACAAATTAATCTGTCCTCGAATTGCATTACCTAAATTATCATACTTAAATCCACCTAGACTTGTAGCACCAACCCTTGCATCAGTAACTTCTGTTGAGCTATCGCTTTTAGGCGGTGTTACAATGTTATCAATTCTAGCTGAATTAGCTATTGACCTACTATCAGCATTGTAAGCTACATCATGCGCTTGTCTAGCTACACTATCTGTATTTTTTAAAGATTCAGAATATAATTTTAATCTATTATCAATTTCATCTTTATCAGCTTTAGTAGCAATTGCTATATCTTGCTGTTGATCTTTTAGATTTAATCTTAAATAATTTTCATTAGCATTGGTAACTGTTTCAGCAGAATTAATTTTAATATCTTGATTATTGAGCCTATCGTTTAAATTACTAAATCTACTACGTGCTGTAGTAACTTCATTGTTTACTGCATTAGCTTTAGCAATAGAATCATTTGCTACTTGCTTAGCTTGTTCAGCAGTTTCTTTAATATCACTAAAATTATCAACTGCTTGGACTTGATTAATTAATTCATCAATTAAATTTTGAGCTTTATTTTTATATTTATTGTGAATCTCTTCTAATTTACTGTCATATCCAATTTGATCTACATCAGCATTAAATTTAGCTATACCATTTTCTAAAACTGTTAAACTAATATTAATTGTTGATTGAATATAATTGCTATTGATATTTTCAATAGCAAACATTGTTTTAGCTGAATCAAAAGTACCAGCTTTTTTAAACACATTTGGTGGAAATTTGAAAGTTACATCGCCATTTCCAACGTTATCTCCTACTTCAATCTTATCAACCATACCATCAATATTAATGTATCCCATATTTTCATCTGCTGAAATGAAATACATTTTATATCCTGTCATATTAAATGGTTTATTGTCATATTGAATATGAAATGATATTTTTGCTAAATCATCATTAACTCTTGGATTTAATACATTTGATAAATCGAATACTGTAGTTTTAGGTTTAGCTAAATCTAAAATAGTTCTTGTCATTTAATTGCACCTTCCTAATTACTTTCTGGATTATTAAACTGTGCTGAAGCCCAACCATTCCATACAGTTGTAGGACTACCAGTTTTACTTCTAACAAATAATCTAAAACCACCCAAATTAATGAACATTTGATAAACCGTTGCTCCATAAGCAAAAACTAGCAATGTACCCCATACATCAGACCCATTACCGTTATTAGTTCCAGGAACATGTAAACCTGCATGAGCGTTCTTTATCCAAACAGAATAGAAACCAGTTTTATCTATTAGATTCCAATTGGCGTCTTCTCCTAATGCTCCTTTAAACTGAAATACATTATCAGGATTTAATAAATCAGATTTATTTGCTTTGTCGCTAAATTGTACTCCGTCAACAGTCAATCCGTTAGATACATTCAAACCACCCAACATAGATGTTAGTTTGTTAAAACTATTGCTACCTGTAAAACTGTTAGCACCGTTTTTAGTAGCACTCATTCCATCGTTAATAGATTGAGTGTTGATATCTAGCGCTCTAGCCATTGTATTATATGAATTCTCTAAGCCTTTAGATAATGCGTTGATAGAAGACAATCTATCATTAACTTCAGTTTCAATTGAATTTAACTTATCTAAAATCTCTTTACGTTTAGTTTCAAGTTCACTGTCATAATTATCAGAATTAATTGTTAATGATAAATTACCTTCATTTTCAAAGTACATTGTATTAGTTGATACTGCAGTTCCTTGATTGTTTGAAATAACTAAATACAGTAACACTGTTCCCATTGCTGTAAATGTTTGTCGTGGAAATGACACTTCAACTATTCCAACTTGTGGACGTATGATATTGAAACAATCACTAGCCACAACAGTTTTTCCATCTGGCTTTTGTGCATGAATTGTAATCGTACAATTAGTTAAATTTTTAGGAGCATCATTTTCATAAAATTGAAATTTCTTTAAAGGCATTGAATCGTTTTGTCTACCATTAAAGTACGTACTTAAATTCAAATATGTTTGTCTATATGGTTTATCAATGTCAATTCTAATAATTCCATCTGCTTCAATTAATTCAGCAGTTTTGTATCCGTCTGGTAAGATACTTTCTATTGCCATTAAATTCCACCTCCATAAGTATTTTTAAACAAATTAAAAGCAGTTAAAATTTCGTCTAACCGCTTGTATAATTCGTTATATTTATCTTTATTTATATTTAAATTGAAATTGAAATCAATTGAAAAATTATAAGGTATTGGATGACCTTTTTCGTCAAGTTCTTGGCTTTTATAGCTACTATGATTTAATTTACTTTCTAAACAGCTCGATTTCTGCTGAAATGTCTGGAGTAAATCGCACAATTCATTATAGAAATCTCTATTTACTACCGACGGAAAATCTAGATTAACGCTTATCTCATAATCGTTCTTCAAGAACAAATAATCATCTATCCAGTTGCAGAACTTATTAAAAGTTTCTACATACGTCTTAAAATTATCAACTAAAACTGATTTAAAATTCTCTAGATTACCGTCCCACGTCTTCATCACTATCACCTAACTTTCTTTCTATTTCGTCTAGCCTATCATTAATCTTGTCAAGTTGTTCTTTGGTAACAATAGGGTTTTTGCTGTCTGTTTTGTCGTCAAATAACACGCTCTCAATTGATGTTATTCTGATATCTAACTTTTGTAGACCTTTTGTTAATTTATCTATCCATTCCCAAATATCCATGCTTTAACCTCCAACAAAATCATTGAGCCATGTTTTTAGTTGCTGATTCCCACCAAATTCATTGAATTTATTAGCACTGTTAATTGCTTTATTTGTGGAACTCTTTAATTCAAACATAGCTTTATTAAATTTCTTTTGCCTTGAATTTTGATAATCAAGGATATTTTGAACATTAGAATTTAACGTGATTGATGTTGGATTATCAACTGGATACGAATATGGATACCAGGTAAAACCAGTCAAAGTAAAATTAGTTGATATATCCTGTGATTTAATCATGACATGGACTACATCTCCAGCTATTGGCTTGATATCAGTAGTTGTTGTTACATCTATAGACAATGACGGATTAGGTTGCAATTTAGTCTTAACATACTCAATCATTGCGTTCTTGTCCTTAAATCTACCATCTTCAATTGGTTCTGCTGGATGCTCACCATATTTCTTGATAGATTCTTCATCACGATACATAAACGGTGCAAAATAATAGTATTCTTGAGTATTTGAGTTTGAGTTAGTTTCTGATGATGTTTCAGTGTCAGTATCACTAGGACCATTTTTGATTAATTCTAGTGGGTCTAACCAAGTTCCATCATTAGTAAACGACTTACCAACCGCAACATTAAAATTAGCTTTAGTTACTCCAACATGCAAATGACTTGTATCACGATAACCTATTACATCGCCAACTTTAACCGTATCTCCTACATTAACTATGATATTGCTAGGGCTTGAAAATGCTTCTTGATAGACAACATTATATCCACCGCCAGAAATAACAACATAATTGCCAAGCCCACCCATATAAGACTTGATTGTAACTTTCCCACCATGAATAGCATGAACTTCACGTCCTGGATGATCTACAGAACCAAAGTCCAATCCATCATGAAAGCCGTTTTGACGATATCCACCATCATTTCCAAACCTTTGGGCTTGCATAAAAGTTCCTTCTCCCACACTAGGAAAAGGCCAACCCCAACCGCCACTTGTTGTAGTAGTTGTTGTAGTAGTAGTGGTTTCCGTTGTAGTTTCAACAGAATATTTACCACCAATGCAATAAGCCATATTAGTAAGTGATGTTGAGTCAGTACTAAATTTAATCTCACTTGCATTATTTAAGTAATCTATTCTATTACCACGATTTAGATTAAACTTATCTGCTGAATATACTCTAATTTTTCGATTATCTGGATATATAATTGCATTACTCCAAGCGTCAGAAATCTTAGATAACATATCAGCTCCTGTTCCGTCTTGCAGTTCTTCTAATTCTTTTTTCTCAAAACTACCAATCACTTCATAGGTAAAACCAAGCTTATTATCTTTCAACCAATGCTCTAGCACATCTTGAATTGAATAAGTTACTTGATTTTGATTATCTTGTTGTGTTTCATCAGTGGTTTTAGTCGTTACTTTAGTCGTGGTATTGCCTTCTGTTTTTTCGCTTGTGTCTGTTTTAGCATTATCGTCATCAGTATCAGACTTAGAAGAATCAGTATCATCTTTTAGAACTTTAACGTCTGTTTGTTTATCCTTGTCTTCTGGATCAATATAATCCTTATACTTTCTTATTTTTTGTACTTCAAAATAAACATGAGTAGCTGTTACTTGAACGCTATCTAATCCACTAGATGAATCATCAGCAACTTGTTTAATAATATATTCTTGATTATCCAAAAAAACAGAAGCTTCGCTTTCTAACATTTGATAAGCTAAGCTTCCGTCATTATATGCAGTAAATTGTAAGCTCCAAGTCTGATTTACTTCCCACTGGATTTGTACAGACTTAGGGTCAAATAAATTCAAGGGTTCTTTTTCAGCACGATGAACCCCTTGAACTAAAATTTTACCTTGAAACATCAGATATAAATAAATGGAAAACTGAACGTGATATCATTGCTATTCGTGCCACTAACAACAATATCATTCCATCCAGTATTTAAAACAATATGACCGTAATCTGTATTTACTGTTGCTGGGTTTCCATTAACAGTTGTTGAAATTCCGTCTAATAAAATTGTTTCACTTCCATTAGATGATTTATTGTAACTCCAACTAGTACCATTAGTTGTATTAGTGATTTTAAGAGAACTACCACTAAACTTACTAATAATTTTTAAATCATGTTTACCAAGATAAGGGTCAATTGGTATGTCGCTAGGGTTGTAAACTCTAAAGGATTTATCTGAGAATCTATATGAGCAATCATTATCAGTCAAGTTTTGTCCATATGACCATACTTTTAAACCATTTGAATCAACTTCATCTGACCTATGTAGACTGTATTTCATCCCACTAGGATTATCGAATGGAATAGTAAAAGTAACCCAATTTGATCCTTTATCGTCAGGACTAATTGTAAATGAAGATGTTCTAACATATCTCACCAATTGACTATTTATTTCTTCCCTAATTCTAAATAGCCCTTTTTGCATGAAAGTTCTCATAACATCATGCTTTGCCAATATATAATCTTGCCAAGTAGAAAAATATAGTAAAAACTCACAATTAACAACGGTAGGGTTGTAGGTAGAATAATTCCATAACTCACCGTCTTGTGCGGGATTAGATTGATAAGTATTAGTTATCGCTGGATTTTCATCTAAACTAAGTAACTCTACATGCTGAGTGATATCAGATAATTTCATTTCTTTTCCATTATGTGGTTTAATATAAAATTCGTTCAAAATATCACTCCTTTCTAAAATGTTTGATAGTTAATTAATTTTTGATCTACAGCTTGTTGCCTATACAATTTATTTTTATCAAATCCACTCTCTCGAATAGCCTTGATTTGCTGACTGTTTAATCCTAACAATTGACTGAACATCGCTAATAACGAATCAAATTTATCGTTTAATTCTTTTATATCTCTATTATCACGATTTATTGAATGTCCTGGATCTTGCTTAGTAAATTCAGAAGTCAATTCATGCATAAGTTGCCAAGCTCTAGGACGCTTAACTGGATCAGTTGGAATAATATATTCAGGTTTATTATTTTCAGCGACTTCGATTAATTGATTAGTATCAATTCTTCCGCCATAAGCCATCATTCTATGACCTGAAGGACCCCAACCTCTCTTTACTCCGATTGGTGGGAAATCATTTCTCCAATTACTATCATTTAAAACTGCCATAATTTGATCTAAGGCAGAATGAATATTAGCATGTCCTGGAACTGCCCAACTTCTCCAAGTACCAAGTTTATATTGGAATAATCCAATTGGTAAACCTGTTCCGTCATGATCATCATAACCACCATTTTGAGCAGGATCTACACCAGATTCAGTTGATGCTTGATAATACAAATGCTCTATATCACGTTCACTAAGTTTTTGATGCATTAATCTAGCAGCGTGTTTAGCTATCTTGGCAAATTCAGATTTAGCCATTCTACCAGTAGGACTATTTCCATCGCCACCAGCTCCAAAATCTTCAAACAATTTCTTTACCCAATCAACTGCTAAACTTGCCAATTTATTAGGAAAGTTAGTAATAATATCGCCAGCTAATCCTTTAGCTGATAAATTACCAATATGTTTTTCAAAGACTTCTTTTAAAAATTCAGCTGGTTTCTTTAAAATATCTTCTGCTTCATCAACTAAATCAACAGCACTATTCCAGACACCTTTAAAGAATTTACCAATACCATTGGCATATGCTGGAATTCCTAGCATTGTAGTTAATTTATAAGTATCTTCGCCATTTAAAACGCTTGAGCCTTTAGGCAAAGGAACCACCATATTACGTTGTTTAGGGAAAATACCTACTTTTCCATTAGGTAATCTAAACATTTCACGGTAATGTTCACCTACACCGTCATTAACTAAAGCTAATCCACCTTGATGTGTTCCGTTTGAACCTTGTACATCAGCTGTGCCTTTAGCATAAGATACTGTTGGAATTGCCCAACTAGCATTTATTTGTGGAGCGCCAACTTTATCGAGAACCCAGTTAATGCCTTTCTTTAAACCACCTAACATATCATTAAATGGTTTAACCACACCGTTTACCAAATCTACAGCTTTACGTTTAACACCTTTAACTGCTGAACCAACAATATCTTTTAATTGTCCGAATTTATCAGTAAAAGTATTTACCATATCACCTAATCTGCCACCAGTTTTATCATTCAACCAATCATACATATCCTTAAATATATTTTTAGTAAACTTACGAATATTTTTAGCGGTATCGTTAATATCACCGCCTAATTTATCCCAATGTCCACTGGTAAAATCTTTCCAAGTATTAGTGTAGGATTGAATAGCATCATATCCAGATTTGAACTGTTTAGGATTTTCTTTAGCCATTTTTTTAGCGACATTAAGTGTTGCATTATTAAGATTATTCCATGATTTTACAATCTTATCTTTACCATTATCAGCATTTTTCTTTAAACTATTCCAGCCATCGCTAAACTTCTTCTTAGTGTCTTTCCACATATTATTGGCAGACTTAGCAACATCTTTATTAAACTTATTCCAACTCTTTTGAGTGTTCTTGATACCTTTGTTAGTTGTATCTTTAATTGATTTCCAACCTTTGCTGAAGAAACCTGTAATGTTCTTCCATACTTTAGATATCTCTTTAGGTAAGTTTTTAAAGAACTTGACTATATTATTAAATGCTTTTTTAGCATCTTTTACCAAACCATTAACAAACTTCTTAAATTTTTTGTTGTGTTTATATAGTTCATAAAATGCAACACCTAAAGCAGTAATTGCTAAAATTGCAATACCAAATGGATTAGACAAAAATACCGCTTTAAATCCTAATGCTAATTTCTTTGCTGCAGACAACATACCATTGAATGCAACCTTAACAGCTTTACCTGTAACTGCTACTGCTTTGCTAAGCCCACTTAAAGCTGCTTTTGCTGCTTTAGTTGAAATCTTGGCAGTCCATTTTAAAGCTTTGCCAATACCTTTACCTGTTGTAACTGCTGCTGTTTTAATTCCATTTAAAGCTTTTTTTGCTCCACTGACTAGTATTTTAGCGGTCCATTTTAAAGCTTTTTTTATACTTATCCCTGTTTTTCTTGCAATCCTTCCAAATAAAGTTAATTCCCGTTTTGCATCTTTACTATCAACTTTAGGTTTAAATATCATATTAGACAAGATTTTTCTTCCCTTGTTCACAGTCCATAAACCAATTAAAGACTTTGTTAAAAGATCAATCGCCTTTTTATGTGATGCGATTTTCTTTAATAATGAATCGATAGTTTCTAAAGTTGAATTAGTTTTTGAACTATTTTCACCAACTACACCAAATGCTTTACCAATGGTTTTTATTGTATTACTAAAAGTTTCCCAGATTGCACTGCCTATTGTTTTAAATATTACAGACATGCTATCAACAATACCTTGTATAGACTCTTTATTTTCTTTAAGAAAATTGCCAATTTTAGTAGATATATTTTCTATGCTTTTAGTAGTTTCATTTATCACATTTGTAAAATTATTTTTACCAAAAGTATCTATAACATTTTGAATACCACTGACAACTGCTGCTTCAAGATTTCCAACGGCTCCTTCGATAGTTGCTGTATTTTTAGCTGCTTTTTCTGCTGAATCTGTTGATCCTAAGTCCATAATAGCTTTATTAAACTCTTTAGCACTTATTTGTCCTTTTTCCATAGCATCGCGAAAATTACCAGTATAAGCACCGTTTTTCTTCATGGCTTCTTGCAATTTACCAGATGCACCAGGAATTGCATCAGCTAATTGGTTCCAATTTTCGGTAGTTAATTTACCAGCGCCAGCAGTTTGTGTCATTACCATTGCTACAGATTTGAAAGTTTCTGCATTCCCACCAGCTTGAGCATTTAAGTTACCAGCTGCCTCAGTTAATTTCATATAGTTTTTAACACCGTTAGCAGCTAACTGTGCAGTTGTATTAGATACGTCATTTAATTCATAAACTGTATCATCAGCATATTTTCTTACTTCTTTTGAAACTTTTTGAATTTCTTTAGAACCAAAACCACCCAGTTGCATAGTCGACTTAAATTTATCCATTGCATCACTTGCTTTAAATGACTCTGATATCAAGTTAGAAAAACTACCTGTAAGAGTACCAATTGCATTGGATGCAGTTACCGCAACAAAAGTATTATTCATTTTTTCTTTAAATTTTGATAATCTATTATCAACTTTTTCAGTCTGTTTTTCAAAAGATAATACTTGATCTTTTAATCTACCAAAAAAAGTAGTCGGTTGTTCTTTTAAAGAACTGTTTAACTCATTAAATTTATTTTTAGCTTTGGCTATTGCAGTTGCTGTTTCGTTTAATCTAGTTTGTTGTTTCATGTATGCTTCACTCGTCATACCTACTTTTCCTGCAATAGACTGTAATTCTCTTTCCTGCAAATGATATTGTTCGTTTAGATTATTCAATGCATTCTTAACACCGTTTAACTGTGCTTTTTTAGCTTCTAATTCTTTTCCTTCTATACTAAGTCTTTCAACATAACTTTTAGATAAAGCTTGTGTAGTTCGGTAGCTTTTTTGCAAATCAGCCAAGCCGTTATTATAGTAATTCATTGACTCTTTAGCTTTAGATTGTTGTGCCTCATAACTAGCTAATTGACGTGTTGCAGTCTGAATATCTTTTTCTAACTTTAGCCAAGTATTAGCTTGATCTTTATTAGTTCTATCAAGTCCTTTTTGCCTATTTTTTAATTCATCAATCTTTTGCTTTTGAAGTTCAATAACATCACTAATACCTTCATATCTTGATTTTAAGGCATTTAAACTATCTCCAGCTGTTCGATACGCCATTTCGTTAGCTTTCCACGAATTAGTCAAAGCTGAAATACCATTCCTAAAGGCTGAAATACTTTTAGCAGCCTGGACTGTATCTACAGTAATTTTTGTAGCCATTTCATTTTGAACTTTCACTTGAATTTAACCTCCTTTCTTCCAAAATAAAAAAGCCAACTTATTTAGTTGACTTTTAGTAATAATTGACTTGTATTATCTTATTTAAAACCATGAATTTCTTCCCAAGCTTCATATCCATAGCGACTACCAGAAATAAATAAATATAGAAAAATCCAAATATAAACGTGTTTCCACATCCAGTCCCAGAAGAACATTGTGCCAATAATTATAGCTAGTGTTATTGAAATAATTAGTATCCACCAAAAACGATCATTTATCTTTAACCAATTAAATACTTTCTTCATCTATCTCACCTCCGGGACTTTCTTAAGAATCAACCTATTTTAGTATATTTTTTCGTTCCTTTATTAATATTTCCAATTCATTTAATTGCTTTTCATTTGCAATTTCACGAATAAATTTTCTAGCATATGAACCATACTGATAATTTCTTTGTTTATCTCTATTTTTGTTTTTCCAACGCCTATTTGCTTTCAACTGTGCCTCTGATGTTTTTTTTACCATTTTTATCACACCTAATTATAGCTGATTGTATTCTATCTTAAATGTCTTGCTATTAAATTCCTCTATTTTTTCTTTTATACATTCTCCACGTATTGAATATCGTTGAAGTTTACCTTTATATAAATAACACTGATACAAAAAACCATCTTTAAACATTAAAGTTACACTTGGGTTATATAAAAAACGTTCTTTATATTCCTTCGGATGATCTTGAGCATACAAAACACCTATAAAAGTTCCTAAAAGATTACCAAATAAACTTCCTAAAATTCCCCATCTAAATTTATGACTTTCATATCTAGTTTCTAATTTTTCTTCGCTATTAACGCTACCTTGTAATAAATCGCTATATTTATATAGCTTACATTTTTCGGTGTCCCAGTATGAGATTAAGATTTGTCTTTTTTTATCATTAAAATATATGTTCTTACACTTTAAATCACTATCTAAGATAAAATCTATCTTTTCGCTCCAATTCATATAAACCACCTTCTTTATTTACTAATATTATATAACATATTAAGTTATAAAAGAAGTGATTTATAAAAAATTACTTTCCCCGTAAGCGCCTTAACGCTTCTCTTGGCGTGACTGGTCTATCTTCCTTAGCCTTAGCAGACATTACTTCAACTAACGTTTCAAATTCTTCTTCATCGCTAACAGATATTGCTATACCAGATTCCAACATTAATTTCTGTTGTAGGTATAGCAAATCTTGATATTCATTTTGAGTATCAATTAAAGTATCTGCTAAGCGTCTAATTCTTTTTTTGGATCTTTGTCCTTTTTAACTTCTGAATTCATCATCGCTTTAATATCTTCTTCAGATTGACCTTTAATTCGCATAATTACATAGTTAATATAATTGCCCAATTCTTCAAAAGTTAAGTTATCTTCAGCAAGATCACGTTCTTTATTAGACAAATTTAAAGCTTTCTGTAAGAAATCAAAAGCACTGTCAGCAAACTCAATTTCCATGTTATTCATTTTAATTGCATTATTAACAAAATCTTCATTGCTGATATCTCTTTCTTTTAGTAATTCAGTTCTATCCTGTTCAATTCCTAGCTTTAACAGTTTATTCATTATCATATCAGCTAATTTGATTTTCTTAACCGTTACTTTAACAAAAACTGGTTTCTTTAATCCAAGTTTTTTTGTATTAATTTTAACCATAATAAATCCTCCAACGTTTCACATTTCTCGTCTCTGTTTATTTAATTAATGTAATCCAGAACCACCATCAACTGCTACGCTACCTGTTTTTGTTCCGCCAGGGATCTTAAGACTAGCTACACCGTCAAAGCCACCAAAAACTTCTTTGAACATCGCATTAATATCAAATCCTGCTTCATCATCAGCCCAAACCTTATAAGGTTGTGTTACTCCTTTATCATCAACAAAAGTTGTATCCTTAATTGGAGCTAAAGCTTGATAGGTCAAAGTAGTATCAGCTTCTGTAATATTGTTATTATCAGTACCATGGTTTTGTGCTGCTTGAGTTAATTCACCATTTGCAAAACCTTCATAAATTCTTGTTCCGTCCATATCTTCAGAACAAATTAATAATGCCACATTAGGCTTAGAACCAGATGTAAGCACGTAACCACCTTTACCATCAGATACATATCCTTTTAGGCGGTTTAATAAATCTTTTTTGATATCTAACATAGTTAAGGCAACTTGTGGTTGTTGTTTACCATGAGTGATACGCTTAGCTTTATTATTTGCCCATTTAATTGTACCGTTTTGTTCTAAACCAGTAATATTAGCAGTTGTAGCACCTTCTCCATCGCCATCAACTACTTCAACTCCTAGTTCACTGACACCTTTTTTAGCATCTTTAATAATATCGCCATTATCGTCAACGATACCAAATGCTGCGTATAAAATACCATGAGTTGTTGCTCCTGCCATTCTATATACCTTCTTTCACTTTTAAAATTTTTGAAAAATAAAAAACCTTAGTCCATTGTTTAGTGTCTGGGTCCTTAATTCGATTCCTTGAAGTGTCAATCTCCCAATCATCGCCATTAAATAATTTGGCTAATTCTATTTCATGATTTTGAAAATCATCGCCACTCAATTTATAGAAAATTTGAACTTCAACCCCCACTTGCCAATACTTGATCTTCATATTGGCATAAAGACTAGGTTCATTTAAATATTCAGTAATTAATACTGTATTTTTATTTGTATTTACTTCTACATTACTTGGAATAGAACCAGAGTATAATTCATCTATCCAAGTAATATCCTTCATTATTTTTTTTGCTATCGTGGTTGGTGTTTCCACTACTTACCACCTCGCATTATTTTGTCATATTCAGCCTTATTAGCTAGTAAAACTTCTGTCTTGGACTCATTAACAGTATTATCTACAAAATGAGTTGCTGGCATTTTAACTGTTCCGTCATTTAAGAATCTAGCAATATAAGCCTTTTTACCAAAACCAACTGTTGAGCTACCGTCTTCTTGACCGTCAACATTAGTATCTTGTGACATAACATATTCTTTTAAATGCTTTTCTTTCTTGTGATTTAACTTAGAAACTGGTGTATTTTTTCGTAAATTCTCTTCTAGTACTTTAGCTCCTGCTTGAGTGATTTTCTTTTTTTGTTCCATATTAGGAACAAGTTTATTCAAACTCTTACTAAAGTCTTGTAGTAATTTTTCAAAATCATTAGCCACGCTTGCCAGCTCCTTTCTTTTTCCTAATAACTACATAATCATAAGCTATATAATTATTAGTATCATCAGGAGAAATAGACACTACTTCATAAATTTCATTTTTATATTTAGCTAATGTAGCTTCCTGAACTTTATCATTGTGTCTGATTGCCACAGTTAGAGTATCATCAAGCCCTAAACCAGTTAATTGAAACTGTTGAGACATGGTTCGTCTTTGTGGAGCACACCAACATTTAAATAAGCTAACTGGCTTTTCAACTGTATCTCCAGTTAAATCATCAGCTACAAAATTAACAGTCTGGAACTCGATACGCTGATTAAATGAAGAATGTAATAACTTCTTAGGCATCGCTATCACCTTCTTCGTATAACGCTAATTTCCCACGTAATTGTGAGATTATTGCATTTAAAGTTAGATTAATAGGATAAGTCATTACATCTTGTAAAGCTACTCTGTAATCATAATAAGCACCAGCTAAAGCTAAAATTGCTATTTTTTGAATTGCAATAACATCTTCTTGTTGCCAAAATTCATCATCACCACCTACTGCAGTTTTAATATAAACTTCAGCAGCATTAATATATGAATTCAGTAATCTATCATCATCATCGCCATCAATTCTAAGAGATAACTTCAAATCATCAAGTAATATTTCCTTATCCATCTAAATCACCTCTAAGCTTTAGGTGTGCCTGCTAAATTAGCTTCTTGATCTTTAATAGTCTTGAATGAACCAGCTACCCAAGCTTCACTGTCAGTTGCTACTACGTCAAATCGATCAATTACACGAACTTTAGTTAAATCTTTTTCAAATGCTCCACCACCAATATTAGTAGATAATAGAGACATATTTTCACGATCAAACAAAGTTACTGCTTGTTTTAGATCTCCATAATATAATGGATGACTTCCAGAGGCATCTGGTAACCAACGATCAGCAATTTCGATTACTCGTTTACCTTTGATAATGTATTGATCTGGTTGCTTAGGATCTGGTTGTAATAAGTAGCGTCCCATTGCGTCCTTAACTTTAGCTAAAGTATTCAAACCAGACGTATTAGTCATCAAGAATGATGTTGTTTTAATTGCAGGATCTACCCCTGTATTAATTAAATCAATAATGCCGTCAAAATCTGCAATAGTTGGTTTCTTAGGTGCTTTATTCATTACATCAATAATTGCTTTATTGCGTGTAACTACTACCTTTTTAGCAATCCAAGCAGATAACCAAGCTAAGATATTTTCTGCAGTATCTTTCAATAAAGTATTTGTGACAGTAGTAATACCTGCATAACGTTTAATTGCGAACTTGATTAATGTTAGTTTTGGATCATCATTATCGCCAATTGCTGCAGTTTCATCATCTAGATTAGCTAATGGTGTAACATCAGTCCATTTTTCAAACACACGAGAACCACTTGGCATAGATACAGATTCACGATTTACGTATTGTTCTAATGAATCATAACGGCGTACTAATTGATGAATAGCTGTTTGAACATCTTCAGGAATTGTTAGGCCAGCATTATTACCACTATCATCTTTAGAAGATGTAACCATCGCTAATACTTTAGGATCGTTATTCATCATACCAATAAAATCTTTAACGAATTTTGCTTTTAAATCTTTTTCATTATCATTTAATGGTTCTTTTGCACTGTCTGGCATATTATAAACTTGTTCAGCTCGTGCAGCATCTAATTGTTCTTTCAAATTATCACGACGTGCAACTTCTTTATCACGTTGAGCTTTTAAATTAGCAAATTTTTCTTCATCATAATTATCATCAATTAAAGCAGCATTAATTTGCATATTTAAATCTGCTACTTTTTGCCCAGATTCAATCCAAGCATTATTAAGTTCATTAATATTCATGTTTTACTTCCTTCTTTCCATTAAAATAGCCAGTTTCTTATCCTTTAAACTTGGATTTTCAAACTGGCTTGTTGTTTTATTTTGTTGTTTATCTGCCTTTAAAATTAAATTCATTAACTTATTAATAGCTGATTTACTAGGTATATCTTCCATAGAATTCATAACTGGTTCATCATCTTCTTCATTAACGAACATAATTTCATCAGCGAAACCTTTGTCTACTGCATCTTGAGCAGTCAACCATGTTTCATTTGACATCATTTGTAAAAGGTCAGATTGTTTCATACCTGTTTTTAACTCATAAGCACTGGCAATAGACTTATCAATTCCACTTAGAACACCTGCCTCATGATCTAAATCATCAGCATTTCCATCTACACGAGTCCACGCTTTATGTATCATGATTTGAGCTGTTGGTGCAATTGATACCGTATCTCCTGCCATTGCAATCACTGATGCAGCGGATGCAGCTAGCCCTGTAACATTAACTTTTACATTAGACTTATTATTCTTTAACATACTATAAATTTCAGAGGCAACAAATACATCGCCACCATTTGAGGCGATATCAACAACAATATCATCATCACCTTCAGCAACTTCTTCATCTAAAATTGCTGATACTTTTTTAGGGCTTGTACAAGTCATGCCAAAATAGTCATAGAACATCGCTGTATTATCATCAACAATAGCTCCTTTAATTGGAACTTTCCGCATCGCTATCACCCCCTTTCGATTTTAACAATGCAGGTTGTGCTTCTGGTAAATCTTTTGGAAAATAACCAGTTTCTTGAAGTAAGTATCTAGCTTGATTATGTGCCAACATACCATTTTTAGTTAAACCAGATAATACTTGAGCATAACCATCTTGTAATGGATCTATTGCTGGTCTAATATTGTATCTAATATCCGCATTTAACTTATTATCAAGCTCTGATACGATTGATTCCATATATCGAGATAAAGCATTAGCATACATTCCTTTTATCTGGTCTAAAGATGACTGTTGGTCTCCTTGACCGTTTAAATAAGAATTGGGAATACCATACACCTTAGCAATTTGATTACCAGTCCAATCAGCTTGTGCTAATAATTTAGCAATATCCGATTTTATTTCTAAAGGTGAATATTCTTCTAAATCATCAATTACAACTGGTCCATTATTTGCAGCTTGAACTTGCCTCATAAATTGTTTAGAACGTAAAGCTTTTAATTTCCAATCAATAGTACCTTCTTTTTTGATTTTCAAAATACCAGGTGCCATAATTGCTTGACTTAATGCAGCTCTAGTTAATTTATTAGAATCATTTTTAATGTTCAGTTCATTAGCTAAAGCAGATAAAGGACTGATACCAGTCATACCACCGTTTTTTGAAAGTAATCTAAAATGTAAAATATCATTTTGTGGGACATTCATTTTTACTCCAATTTTTGGCTCGTCAAAGGTAATATTGTAAATTAAACCTGAACCGTCATCTAGTAAATATGCACTAACCTGTGATGGTCTCAAATATTCCCAATGATTATCTATACCATTAATGTTTCGCCAACGATATATAAAAGCTTCTCCACCCAACAATAACTGAGCAAATACTGCTTGCCAAAAGGCATGACTATTTGATGTTAAAGTTGGATTATCAATTATTCCTTGATATCTAGTCTTACTACTAATAATTTTTGACGATGCTAAATCTCCAGATAATTGAAAGATTGCTGAATAAATGTCAGAATTTTTTAAAGCTTCTTTAGCACTGATGTAAGTATTACTATTCTCACCAGTCATAAAGTCTAAGACATTTTCATCGCCAAATGGTACACTCATGGTTGCTGTTTTTAAAGTGTTATTAATATTGAATATTGGCATTAACTATCACCTCGCTTTCGTTCAGAGATGACTTCAACTAGCCAACCTAAGACAAATAATATTAAGGATATTACAAACCAACCTAGTGTAGCATTAATTCTAAAGGCTGTATAATCTAATACAACCATTGCTGAAATAAACAATAAAACGTCTGAAAGTTGCCATAAATAGCCTATAATTCGTCTAAAAATCATCAAAATCACCTCCTAATAATCCAGATTCATCACTCATATACCAATCTTCAACTTGCTTAGTTGTCATTAATTCAACTTGTTTTGACTTATCATTAGCTATTCCAAAGTCTTCAAAATGGTACATTGCCTGATACATCGCATCAATAATTGCATCTACCACGTCAATCTTAAGAGTTGCTTTAGCCTTATCTACTTGAATGCCGATTTTATCTTCATAAATCTGTGCATTCATTAATGCTTTTTCCATGATTTTATCGTCAGGACGTGTAATTGTCCCTTCAATAAAGCACTTCTGCAAAAATTTTGTAGGATCTTTTAGCTCTGATGTCCGTTGCCTGATACCTTGCAATGGATAATCAGTATTTAACTCAAGTTGCTTTATTGTAGTAGTTGCTCCCCAATCATCATAGCCAAAGAATATAACATTAAGATCATTATCATGTATGTAGTTTAATAACCAATGATAAACCTGTTCTTCATTAATCAAACCTTGTGGATGACTGGTAATAGTACAATAACCTTGCTTAGCTAATTCACGATAATTTATACTATCTTGTTTTTCTTTAGCCTCAATTGAACCAGCGTGTTGCCAAGGAATAAATGAATGTTGCTCAACTCTCCATTTAGGAACACCATGATTTGCTGAATAAGGATATACAAATGCTATTGCAGTATTGTCAGAAAACATCGAATAGTCATAGCCGATATATACAGTCCTACCTTCAATATTGAAATTAGGCTGGATAGCTCGTTCTATATCACTTAACTTCAAAAAACTATTTGTTGCTTCTGCTAACCATAAATTTAAATTCTTATTTTGAAAGTCTGCTACATTACCAGATAACATATCCGCATCACGTTTATCTTGTAATCCTTCCATTAAAACTTGTTTTTGACTATCTAGATACAATAAAGGATTTGATTTATACCACGTTTCTGGCTTAAAAGTTTCATCTAAGCTATCTTGAGCCCAAATTAATCCTAAAAAGTTATCTGCATCACGCTTATAGTCTTGTTCCATTGCTTGCTGAATCATTTTTTGATCTTCATGAAATGGAACGCTAGGGTCTGGATAAGATGTTGATATCTGAATGAATTGATGATTAGGCACTTTAACTTGGCCTGAAATAATCTTGCTAATCTTTTCTCTACTCTTTACTTCTCCAATTTCGTCAAAAATAGCTGTTGTAAAGTGAAAACTATCATATTGTCCTGATTCATGAGAGATAGCACGTAAAACGTTATTCTTTTCTTTCATAATCATCTGATCACTTTGAGCTTTAAAGTCAACAGTAGCAGCATAATCTTTAAACATATCCGTTTTAACAATGTACTTCATCATTGTTTTAATATAACCAAATATCTTATTAGTCTGTTTAAAGTTAATTGATGCCACTAGATAATCTTGATTAGACAGTCCTAAACTTTCTATAAAGTAGGAGTAGCACATTAAAATTGCCATCAAGTAAGTTTTACCTTGTCCACGAGCAACAGATACCATCGCACGACTAAATCTTTTTCGCCCTTCTAAATTTCTCCAACCAAATAGCATACAGAAAATAAACTTTTGCCAATCCATTAATTCAGTTGGAGAATCTGTATCCACATTTGGACACATTGAGGCAAACAACAATAGTTTTTTAGCTTGTTTAACTGAATAACGATAAGGAAATTCCTTTGTATTCTGCCTTTGCAAATCTCTTAGGTGTCTAAAACAAGCTAGCTTTATTAGATATCCTGTTTCAATTTCTTCATCAAGTACTTTAAAAGCATATTTAGTACCTTCATCTTGATATTTCTTTCTAATATCTGAAAAATCGATACTATGATATGTTCCTAAAACATCATGAGTCTGAGTCAAATCTACTTCCACTAACTTTCACCTCCAAAAATCTTTGCTAATTTTTCAGTTGAATCTTCTTTTTCTTTGCTATCAACCAATTGCATCAATTCAGCTCGTGCTTTAGGAGATAAGCCAAGTTGACTACCGATACTGGTTATTTGTATACTAGCGTCTTTCATCGTTGCAACAGCTGGGTTCTTACGATAACCAACAAAATCTTTACCTACTATCGAACCACTTGCGTCTTGAAGTGATTTAAATATCTTAGTTTGAATGCCATTCTCTAAGACATCATCATAAGCTTGACGATAAATCTCATATTGCGAGCAGTACAATTCTACTAATGCAGTATCTATTCTTTTAACTCGCTCTGTACTTTCTAAAAAGGGCACGATTTTGCGCCAACATACCTTGGCTACTGTTCCTAAGTGCTTTGGTGGCGTACCGCTTAAACGCCCATCATTCTGCTGATAAAAGACTTTTTTAACCACTGGCTTACCTCCTTTCAATCTTGGTACCCCCCCCTAGGTAAAAATTTCAGAAATTGCACTTTTTTATAAGATGATTCCTATGTGTGCGCTCTTCCTTGGCTCCTACCAGGGCGGGGGATAAATTTAATTTTGCCTTTAATGTAATTCATTCAATTTATTTAAAATGCATCTACGGCTATTTTAGGGTTGTTTTAGCAAGTCTATTCATTTTTAAAACAATCTCACTAATATTTGTAATTTTAGGTACTTGTTTCAACTGGTTATCCTTACCTGTGCCATAGTACCAACGTTCCCAATCTGTTTTGAGTCTATGACACTTTGAACAGATTGTAGCAAGATTACCAGTATCAGCTCTCAAGTCTGCGTCATATTCAATTGGTACAATATGATCTACTGTCTTAGCGCTGGTAATCTTGTTAATTACTTTGCAATACTGACACAAATAATAATCCCTATTCAGTATTAACTGCCTTAAGTTTACCCACTGCTTACTACGATAAAAGTTATATTGTTCAGACTTATTATTGTTACGGTTACGTGTAACTGTATTGTAGTGATGCTGATATACCTTACTTCTTGACCTTGCCCACTTCTGTCTATTAGCTATATACTCTGCTTCATAACTATAATGTTGCTGACAATAATGGTCTGGTAACTCCACCATTACATGACAGTCTTTATATCTGCATCGTCTAACTCTTGGCATATCACCCACCACCTTTTAATTTAATCTTGCTAACATCTCTACTGTACTTACGTTTATGTTTTACTGGATGTTTCTTGTAATGTTTTTCTAACTCTCGTAACATTTTCAGTTCTTCATAAGTTTGTACCTTTCCAAAATCTTTACTATCTTTCATAATTTTCTCCAAAATAAAAAGCCAGCCTGGATAGACTGACTTAAATATTATTATACTTCTTTATCTTCAAAAATACTCTCAACAATTCTTTTCTTCTCTTTTAGTTTGTGATTTTCAATAATTAATTTATTCACTTCCAAAACTAATTCAAGTATTTTTTTATCATCATAAATTTTATTTCGTTTTAATTCTTCAGCAACTTCATTTACAGCATATAATACTTTATTTGTTTCCATTTTATCTATACCTCCTAATTATTCAATAATGTTCTGGACACGACCAAATTCCTATATCTTCCCAAAGCGTCATATGAATCTTTTTATGCTCAGAATCCCAACATTTGAGGCAATAAGGAACTGTCTCATCTTCTAACCAAAATTTATCACCCTTTGGATCTATTTTCATCTTTTTGGCAAATTCTGTATTTTCTTCTACTTTCTTCAAACTACCTTCCAGTAGCTTTAGTTTTTCTCTTATATCTTCATTTTCATTTCTTAGATCAATTACTAAATTTGTTAAATCAAATACTTTTTCTTTTAATTCCAAATCTTTACTCTTTTTAGCTAAGCTGCAGATATCATGAATTAATTGTGATATATCTTGATACATAAAATCACCTCACAAATATAATACAAAAGCCTAGCCATAAAGACTAGACTTCTTGAAGTGAAATTTAATTTAACAACTAAAGTACGCATTAGTAAGTTTTAACTCTCGTGGTCTATAAAGCGACTAACCTAACTTACCTTTGCTACAATACCATAATAATTCACTAAAGCACCGTTGCAACACCGCTAACTTTCCGTTTGATTTCCGTTTTTCTTGATATATACATGCAAATTAGGACAATCTGGTTGTACTTCTAATCTGTCTGCAAATTCATTTAATGCATTAATTTTTAATTCTGCATATCGAGTTTTTTCATAATTCAATCTTTGCATTATCTGCCAATCATACATATCATCTAGATATTTAGCAATTAGTATTTGTTTATGAATTAAACGACAGTTATTTAAAGCTTTACTAACTCCAATTAAAATGTTCTTTGCTATGTATGATTTAGATTCAAAATGATTTACCAAAATCTCTTCACTACCATTTTTAAAACTAGGTGATTTAGGCATATCATCAATTACTGGCGAACGTAAAAATGACGGTACTTCGTTTGCCATTCGTAATAATTTATCTAAATCTTTGTTAAAAAAATCCCTAACATTTCTAGCCGTTTGGACTTCGTCGACTGGCTCAAAAAGTTCCATATAGTCCATTTCTACACTCTCCCTGTGGTATAATTATTTTAGTTGATTTAAGTGGCACGTTTCCAAGGGAGCGTGCTTTTTTATTCAATACCGCTATAAACTTTACGAGCGTATTTATATCTAATATCCTTAAGTTCTTTTTGGCGGTTTCTCCAAATACGTTTATTTTGAGATAGATTAAACTTTTCTCTTCGAATAGCAGGTCTATTTAATTTCATCCCTACATCTTCTTTTCTAATCGTGTATGTCTCATGATCATCTACATCAAATACTAATACTGTATTATCCATCTCTCTAATTGTTTCTACTTCTCTATGTCTGTTTCCATATATATCTTCAACATTAAAATATGCTTTTCCCATAATACTTCTCCTAAAAATTATCATCATGAATATTTGCTATTACAGACACTTTAACTTGTGTTTCTGCTGCGTTGTAATTTTTAGCTCGCACAATCATGTTATGCAGTTTATTGTTAATAAAATATTCAACTAAATATAATTTCATCTAATCAATCCTTTCTCCTATATTTCTAGCTAGCTAAAGCCTTGCTACGCCCTCAGAACGTATGACCATCTCAAATCATGTGGATGCAAGGCAGTGTTACAGTTGCTACGAAGATATAATGCACGGAGGTTTAGCTCCTCTCAAAATTTATTTGCAACTGTAACGGTGTATTTAAAAGATTAAGTAGGTTTAATAACCCTAATGGCAGTAATAATTGCTAACTTGCTACGTATGAATTAATGAGGAGGAATTTTCACATCCTTTCGATTTGATTTTTTTGTTTGGAGGTTGTAGCTCATCAGCAAAATTACCACCTATGGCTTAGCATCCTGCGACAGATACTAAGCCTGACTCGATTTTTAAAATCGTGGCAAATCAATCTAACTCGATTCTGCTTATATGTTTCATAACAATACTTAAAATCTTTCCGATTTCTCTAAAATCTTCAAATTTAATATAATCTTCATCTTCAATTTCCCAGTTATTTTCATAGTATCTTTCAATAGATATAGTTTGTTGTTTGTAGTAAATTCTCACTACATCTAAAATTGTTTCATCAAATAATTTATCGTCATCATAACGGTCTTTACGATCAATAGCATCAATTCTCAGATCTCGACCGTAAACATCTGGGTATTTTCTGTTTAATTCTGTATACATATTTATAAAGTTTTCATTCATCCCATATACCTCATTTCAAACCATTCTTACACTGCGAAACCTAATTACTCTCAATCAATTCAATTGCATCTTCAACACTTCTGCATACTCCATATAAAACAGGTTTATCTTCAATGAATTTCTGGAACTTAATCTGATCTTCTCTAAGCTTTCCAGTTTCATTTTTTACTTCAATTAAAATCATTTTGCCGTCACTGTGTCTAAATCCTGTGATATCTGGCCAGCCTTTTGGAGCTAATTTAATTACTGTCCCAAATTTTGTTTGTACAGTTCCAGCGTTGCTTCTAAACACTGTGCATCCATGTCTAGTTACTGCAACCATAATGTCGTTTTGAATTTTTTGTTCTAAAGTCAATCGTAAAATCCTTTCTCAAGGTTTACACTAAGTTTACACATAGGTTTACATTACAAACATTGATATATCAACATTTATAAGCAAGTTTACAGGTTTACACTAAATTTAAACTTTTTACAATTCCACCGTTATTTTTATCTCTGTCTCTTCTTTTATATAGAATATATATACTTTATATATAAATTAGTGTAGTAGTGTAAACTTATATACATAAAGCCCTATATATCAACGTTTTAAGGTTTACACTAAGTAGATTTTTAGTGTAAACCTAGTGACAACTAGTCTAAACCTTTTTGTATCCTCTCTTAGATATTCCATTTATCTTCTTGTGAGCCGGCTCCCATTCCTTATGATTATCCATAATGTATTTAATCTTTTTGGCCAACTTTCTATTTTTAATCAGATTCTCTTCTCCAAGTTCTTTAGCTATTTGAGATGAAGTTATAAAGGTTCCTGGCCAACCTGATAGTACTTCTTCTATTTGAGTTTCAGCTTCATCAATGTACATGAATGACTTTCTGTTTTCTTCAAGCAATTCATTTTCTTCGTCTGATAACATAAAGTTAAAGCCTTCCTTGTAGTAGTGAACACATTCACCCCAGAACTGTTTGATTATCTCTGGTGTTAAATCTGTAATAGGACTTTTAATCTGTCTGCGTTTGTTGGCCATATTTGGCATGAATCTACGCTCACCAGTTTTATCTTTTAAATATGTTGATTCGTTTGTTGTCCTAGCAATGACAAAATTTTTAGGTCTTCTAACTGCACTCCTGCCATAAGGTGGTCTGTATTCCAATTCCTCAGACGAAATGAACTTTTTTAAAGTTTCAAAATCTGAATTGTTAGTAGCTGTCATTTCATCATCATTGACAATCAAGGCTCTTTGCATGTTCATATAGCTGTCCTTGTCCTTAAAGTCTGTGAACTGGTCTGTATACCAACCATTTGAAATCTTCTTTAAAAAAGTGGTCTTACCTACACCTTGTCCACCAACTAGATCCAACACATAATCAAACTTAGAGTTAGGATTAAAAACTTTGGCCACAGCTCCAACGAAAAATATTTTAGTCTGCAGCGTTGTTACTTCACTGATTTCAACACCTAAAAATTCTGGTAGCAATAATGCTACACGTTGTTCTCCATCCCATTCTTTTTCAGCTTCTTCTAGGTATTTTTTGACAGGATTGTATGAATTACTTTGAGCGTCGTTACTAACTGCCATGTGTAGTAGCCTCTCCGTAAACAAAACTCCATACTTATCTTCAATATATCTAAGAATGCTCGAAATATAGTTATCCTCAACATACCCACATTTTATGTGTAACTGTGGAATACTTTTTACAACTTCATCAGCAAACGAAAATTCGTTATATGCAAACGTCCCTTTAAGGATCTCATCTTGTTCTAGAATCAAACCTATATTACGTAAAGAATTAGCTTTGATAGTACCACTTTGCGTCATTGTGAATGGAATTGGCATCTTTACAACGTTTGTTGATTCTTGGTTTTTTGCTTTTTTAATTGCATCATCAACACTCATTTTTATCCGCCTCCATTCTGCATTTCTCTATTTAGGATTGATTCAAACGTCCTATCTAGTTCCTTTTGTGGTAAAGGATCATTTGAATTTTCGTTTGCTATATTCACTAATTTATAAGCTAACCGTGGTTTAACTGATCTAAAAAATAATGCTCCACATAAAGCAGCCAAAGCTTTATTTCTTTGACCCTGATCACCTAGACCACTTGCTATTGTTTCTAATACATCTGTAGTTGAATTACGTTCTCTAGTTAAATTTAAATCTTCACTAACTCTATTAGGATGACCCTTAGTAGCCCTAGATTGATTAATAGTTCTAATCAAATTTAATGGAGCTTTGACAATTGGATTTTTATTTTCCCAAGAATATCCTTCACTAGGTGCAACTACTACATAATTATTAGGATGTGCTTTAATATCAATTCCAGGTTGCCAACCTATCATCTGATGTAGTGTCATCTCGTCTCTTTTAAGATAAAATAACTGCTTACCACCATGTTTAGTGTTTTGAGATAGTGTTTCTGGAAACCATTCTTTAGGCAGTTGGTCAAACGAATTAAAACCATCTGCTCCATTCTCGTGTCTATCAATATCTACTACAAAGAATTTATCAGTTTTTAAAGCTATGCTTGCAGTTGGATATTTTCTCCACAATTTCTTGATTTCATCTGCTGTTAAAGCTGGTCTATCAGCAAATTTAATCAATGGCTTTTTATTTAAAAGTGGTAGCACACTCATTCCTTTAGCTTGATATGCCAGTGCTACATTTACTAAATTCTTCATAGCAAATCCTTTCTAACGGGCATCTCACCCGTTCGGTAGTCTAGAGTTACTGCTCTAATTAGTCTTTAGAACGGAACGTCGTCATCATCAACAATAATTTCATCTGGCTCTTCTGCTTCATCAAAATCATAATTACGATATGGATATTGTGGGTTCTTCTTGTTTTCACTGACTGTTAAATGCATTAAAACAGTTCTACCTTCAGCTAAAGCCAATGCATTAGCTAAAGTTTCAATATCTTCCCAATCTTCATCTTGAAGTTCAATTCCTGAATTAGATGCTAATTTAGCAATCAACTTAATGTTTCTTCCAAGCATTGGATTAGGATTACCTTTAGCAGTAGTTTCGTCTAAACTCAAATTAACAAATTCTTTTTGGCCAGCATGTTCACCATCTAAAACTTGTACTCTGATTGATAATTGCTCAGAACCCCATGGAGTGTCTTGATTCTTAATGTTATCAATCATTACTACATAATCTCCTGAAGGTAGTCCTTCAAAACCATTTACATTACCTTTCTTTGTGTCAAATCCTTCTAAAGCCTTTGCTGCTGCGTCTCTTAATCCCATTATTCTTTACCTTCCTTTACTTCTTTTTCTGTTTCAATTTTGTCTACAATTTTCTTTTGTTCTTTAATTGGAGTCTTAACAGGTTTGTCAAATACTCCTACAACGTTATCCAGGATCCTTAAAATATCCTTGTCATCAATTTCTTCACGTACGTAATGTGTACGTCTATCAGTAACTCGTCTGATGTAGTTTTTTCCTCTGCGTTTAGTTTGGATAACTAAATCACAGTTACCATTAACAATGTTGTAGTACTTAGTTTTAAGACTAGGTACTTCAACATCACTGTCTCCTTCTTTGGCAACTCTTGAGATATAAACAACATTCATAGGTAGTGATTTAAGCTCAACTACAAAGCTTTGTAGTACACTGTTAAATGCTGAATAACCTTTTCCGTATGGAATATCAGCTAAACTTTGAACATCATTTTCATAACAAATTGCCTGTTCAATCATGACTGTTAAATCATCAATAACGTCGATTACGATTGTTTTGTAACCAGGATTCCTAGTTTTAAGCTCTAAAATAATCTCATCTAACTGATCAATTACTGAACGCTTGAGTTTTCCTTGAGCATCTCTAACGTTTGATAATTGAATGTCTTGAGCTGGAATCATTTCCGAATTACCATCAGTGTTTAAAAATAGTGGTGTCGGAAATCTCTCAGCTAGATAAGATTTACCTGACATGGTATCTCCAAAAATGAAGAAGTTTCTAGGAATTCTTCTAACCTTTTTCTGTCTATTAAGTGGTGGTAAAATTGACACTTTAATCATTCCTTTCATCTGATAAAGCCACGTTGTTTAGCATAAAAGTAAGCCCACCCTGGTTTATAGCCTTTCAAATCTGCGTAAGCTTTAACTTCAGCGTAATTCTTTAGTTCTGAAGGTGTTTTATCAGCTACGTTATTAGCGACTTTATCATTTATGATCTTTTTAAATATTTCTTTCCTACGTGCTACAACCTTTTTCAATTCTGCTTTATCAACTACTTCAATTTCTCTTTCTTCAACTAAGTCAGCCCCACAAAACGGACACGTATTACCGTTTCTGTAGAATGCTGCAAAACAACTAGGACACGTTGATACTGGTTGAATCTTAGGTCTATTATTTTCTTTTTGTTTCTTAGTTCCTTCCAAACTCCAGTATCTATCTTGAGTAGGTAAACCAAATCTTTGAACATTTCCAACTTGATCAATGATAATAGCTGTTTTACCTTCTCTAGGATTCATTGATCGCATTGCGAACTGCAGATACAAAGACAGTGATTTAGTCGGTCTCAGCATGATTACACAGTCAACGTTTGGTAAATCTAGTCCTTCAGTAAAGAGTTCAGCATTTGTAACTATCCTTACCTTTCCGGCTCGATAGTCTTTGATGATTTGGTCTCGTTCTACTTTAGGAGTAGTACCAGATACTGCTTTGGCCAAGATCCCTTTCTGACAGAATTGTTTAGCTAATCTCTCAGCCGACTCAACATTGTAAGTGTAGGCTATTGCCTGCTTACCATTGGCTAACTTAAGGTACTGATCAACTGTTCTACCGTAAATCTTAGGCTTAAAAGCGTCTTTTATAGATTGTTCATCATAATCACCAGTACGCTTAGTCTTTAATTTTGAAGTATCTAAAGCAACTGGTGCATAGTAATCAACTGGAGCTAGAAATTGATTATCAATCAACCATGAGATAGGTTTACCAATGATTAAGTCATCTGCTACATCTTCAAACCCTTCTCCATTTAGTCTTACTGGTGTAGCCGTGAATAATAATTTTAAAGCGTCTGGGAACGTTTCAAGTATTCTACGATAACTTCTAGCTAGAACGTGGTGAGCCTCGTCTACGAAAATGATAGTAGGCTCTGAGAGCTTATCTACACGTCTAGTAAATGTTTGAACCATACCTATTTGAGCTAAATTCATATCAACTTCATTAGCTTTGAAAGTTTTGATAACTTGGTCTACGATTTCCTTTCTGTGAACCACGAACATCACTCGATTACCTTTTTTAGTAGCACGTCTGGCAATCTCGGACATAATCACTGTCTTACCTGTTCTAGGTGGCGACTGAACGATTATGGAGTGATGTCCTTTTTTGACGGAATCATATATGTTGTTAATTGATTCCAATTGATAATCTCTCAATTTAAACATTACTTAATCACTGTTCCTCGATTAGGTTTAAGATGAACACCTGGCACTTCTTGACCATCCTTTAAAACCTTATATAGTTCTTTTTTGTCAGCAGTGACTTCTGTTTTAGTTTGTTTAAATTCTTCTGGTAAATTATCTAGACTATCTACAATCACTGATGCCTTATAATTTCTAGGTTTTAAAATGTGGTTTTCAGTTTGTAACTCTTTGATACCAGCATCATCTAATGCTCGTGTCATGTAGTCTTGCAAAGAACGATTTAAGTTGTTGAGTGATGTTTGCTTTGCTCTTAGATCTTTGAGTTTTTCAGATAACCAATCAAGTTGCATTTTGTTCTTCTCAATCCAGTAAGCAATGTTATCTAATTTAATTTCTCTAGCATCATTTATTGAATCTAAAGTGTCAGCTAACACTTCTGGATCTAAGTCTTCACGTTCTTCTAGGTCTCTGTACGTTTGGTTTAATTCAAATAAGTTCATTCCTTGGTTCCTCCTATTGGTTTTAATAGTTCTTCTAATGCTTCTCTATCATTAGATTCAAGGTCAAAATAATTAAGTTGATAGAAAGCTCTGATTACTAGAAATTTTTCAACATCACTATCTAGTGATTTCGTGAAATTGAATAATGTGTTAAGATTAATGTTGTTAATATTTTTGTTTTCAGTGGTTGCCGCCACTGAATTTTTTTGTTCTGCCAC